GGGAATCCTTCGTCTGATTGGACCTCAATATCAATAGTCGTAACATTTATTTGATTACGATTGTATTTGATTTCACCAGGGAATTCTGAGTTAATAAATGCAGGTATGTGTCGGTCATTGCCGAAGATTTTGCGACCTGCTGTGTGTTTGTTTTCTTCAATCCAAGTTTTTGATTCTCTCATGCCTTCGAACTCTAGGGGAGCACATCGCACTCCATCAATAGATTTCCAGTCGCCCTTTGGGGTGCTGACAAATAGTGTCGGTTTGAATTTAATTCTCTTGGAGATTTTTTTCCCATTTTCGTAGCCTCGGTAGAGGAGGGAATTGCCATATCGGCTGATATTAGTATAAAATTTCATAATGTATATTATACCATACTTTCAGTATGATGTAAATAGGTTCCTTTAAAAAGGTTGGGGGTAATTGCTTACCCCCGCATGATTATGTCAATGAGACTTTAAAAACTATTCCATTGCATTAGCATTATTAATGGGGCTAATCCTAAGATTAATCCAGTAACTCCTAATACTATAAAAGTTGTTCTTAAGGCCTCGGCAACGTCTTCATATTTGTCCATAAAATGGGCTATATGTTTCATGTTGTTCTCCAGTAAATATTAATTTATATCTACTGAGTTTCGCTGCTCACTAGTTTACCCTTTCAGGTATTCTTTCTTCTTTGATTCCCCAGCAGACCCTAATTCGATCTTCCTAGGACGCTTCTCTTCCGGAAGTTCTACTCTGGCGTAAACCACTAGTATTCCATCCTTCAAATCAGCACCGTCTATAACTACAAATTCTGAGAGTCGGAAGCTCTTCTCGAACTTGCGGCTAGAAATGCCTTTATATGCGTATTCACGCTCATCGGTCTCCACTTCACCTTTCACTTTAAGAATACCGTCCTTAAGGTCGATATTAATATTGCTCTCGGTGAATCCAGCCACAGCCAATTCGATAAGGAATTTTTCCTCGTCTATCTTGACCACATTGTGGGGTGGATAATTATTATTATTAGACCTAGCACTTGAATGAATCCTTTCCAGGTCTTCAAACAGAGTGTCAAATCCGACGAATAATGAACGCGGCACGTTCAAGTTATTTCTTACTACCATTTTTGGTTCCTCCTATATGTTTAGCAAGGTTAATTTAGATACCCCTTATGGGCATATCCGATTGTATTTATACAAATTAGTTGCCTAAGCTGTATAAATAATAGTATGAAAGTTTTAAATAATTATTTTAAAGCATTTCACAAATTCATGAAGTGCGGTAGGATTAATAAAGTTATAAAACTAGTTAAATTTAACTAATCAGCTTTACTTAAGTCCTTATTATTTGTGTTTCCGATATTATATTTCGGACACAACTCCCATTGGCTCTTTTCCTTAAACGGAATCACTTTGATTTGTCTTAAAGGCGCCAAGGGTTTCGCTTGAGCTGAGTTTAATATTCCAATTAAACCCCAATCAGCAAGTAATGTTGCGATTGTATTCCTTCTCTCTAAATCATTGTCCACCAAGTTACTTGGTTTTCCATCTAATAAAAATAGTTCTTTAAAATGTACTATAAAGTATCTGCCTTGCTTATGTAATATATGACAAGACTGATATAGTTTTTGGTCTTTCCTAGACGCTACTCCAATTCTGGTAAGGGTTTCCCTTATCTTTAAAAAGTCGTCTGGTTCGTTGAGTGAGCATTCCAACATGTCAGTTGGTTGCCAGTTTTTGATTTCTTTATTTTCGTTTTCCACCTTTGTAAATCCTTTGCTTCAAATCGGCTATTTGTTCCGTGCCGAATAATGATAAAACAGATTTAGCCTTTTCATTGCTATATCCATAATATTCTTTAATTAATTCAATATTGGCAACCTCAGTAGATTTAATCCACTTCGACCACCTTTTCTTCTTCCTAATTATATTTATAAAAAAATCGTGCTGAAGACGATGGTCTGCTGTATGGTGGATATTCATCTCGTTCGCATAGAGAATAGTGTCTGGGTACATTGATAAGCCACGATTAATGATAAATGCATTATATTCTTTTTCTGCGATATCGTCTACCATTATGCCTTTTTTAGCATAGGTTATATCATTTAAATAGTCGAATGGGCTCATTGTCTTTTTATATATGCCTTTGCAGCTGCTTCGGTATCGTGTGTACTTTCGGCTATGATTGTATTGTTATCATCTAATTTAATAGCTCTATATCTCTTTGTTTCTTTTTCAAAGTGAACTGTTACTATTTCCCAGCGATAATCAATAAGTTCCTTTTCTATAATTTGGTCGTCCCATGGTAGGTTCATAAACTTTTTCATTTAAAATTTACTCCTGCCATGATTTCGGTACAACACGCAACTACATTAAGCTCATGGTCGGCAACAAAACTATTCTTGTATTGATAGTCAGCCAATATGAGCACTAGTTGTGGAATGCTTTGTGGTTCCACATATTCGTACATGTTATCGTATATTTTTCTAAATAAAGCAGCAGGTTCAACATCAATATTATCAGTTACCCATTGTCTCATTTGTTTAAAGTTCTTGTCCTTTAAGGCTTTCATTAAATTGTTAAGCGATACTTCTTGGATACTAACCAAAATTCCTGAATCGATTGTACCAGATAAAGAATACCTTTGTAATTCGTTGAGAACACGTCTCCAGTCTGGCATGTGCTTCATTATCAATTCTGCGATAACAGGCTCGTCGTACCCGCACTGTTCTGAGTTAAGGATATGGGTTACACGGGCCATAAACGATACACACAGTTCAGCTAGGTCGTTCTTTTTAACATTAAATTCAACAACTGAACACCTAGAATGAAGTGGCTCGATGATTCTATTCTTAAAATTACAGGTCATTATGAACCTACAATTGTTACTAAACTCTTCTATGAACCCTCTAAGCGCAGGTTGGGTGGACTGGGGGTTTAGATAATCTGCCTCATCTAAAATCACCACCTTGTATCCACCCTGTAAACTTACTGTCGATGCAAATTGTTTGATTTTATGTCTGAGGGTATCAATGTTACCTTCTTCAGACCCATTGATTAATAAATAATCCAAATCTAATTCATTACATATCGCCTTAGCGACTGTTGTTTTACCTACCCCTGCAGTACCAGTGAATAACAAATTAGGTAATTCTTTACTCTTTAGTATCTGTCTGAATGTATCCTTTAAGGCTACAGGTAGTATTGTGTCCTCTATTGTCTGAGGTCTGTATTTTTCAACCCATAAGTATTCCGTCATACCATTTTACCTGTTTCCATATCAACTCCAGCATCATCTACGACTCTGAATTGACTTGGTGAATTAGTATCCCATTGAACAACTGTGTCCAACCTGAAACTTCTCCACGCGTTTTTATCTAATGACCATACTGGAAATGCTTCCATTGATGTGGCCGAATATTTAACTGTGGTTGTAACACCAGCTTCTTTTAAAGCTTTAGGTTCAAGAGTACACGGCATTATTCTTAGTTCGCCTGTGTCTATTTTTTTAAATGTTACTGTGACTTGCCCGGTTTGTAAAGCCTCGAGCAAAAGGGCTTTTTCATTTGTTTCCATAATATATTCCTATAATAAAAAAGGGAGACAGAAGCCTCCCCCATAATTTAACTTACTGATTCATCAGCAGGCTCATCCGAAGCAACCTCAGGGATTGTACCCTCTGGTGTTCCTTCTTCTTGCCCTTTAGATGCTTGTTCGAGGAAAGTAACCACACGGTTTCTTAATCCACCAACAGCTTCTAGTTCAGGACCTTCAAACCCACCTCGTTTGGAACAAATATCAATAATTTGTACCATAGTGGATATGTCCTGTAAAGACAATTGAACTTGCTCAGTTTCAGCATTTTCAGTATTTACTTCTTCTGCCATTTTGTTTCTCCTTTGCAAAGATTGTTAACAAAACAAAAAGACCCTTGCGGCATCTTTTTATTACTCACAATGTATTTATACATCAAATTGCGATGATTTTTCAAGAGCGATAAAATAAGAAACCGGTTTGGTTTTATTTGTCCACTTGGAAATCAACTTTGACGATATTTGTACATCGTACTCTCCGTCAATGATTTTCATATTAGATATGTTCATCACGAACGAAAATTTATGACCAGTTGTATTTGGTCCTAAATCAGTTTCAAAAGTATTGGCACTTGAATCTTTAGTGTCAAATACTTTTATTGATATTGAATCATCAGTACCCATAATGGCGACATCAAGATGTCCCAGTACAGATGCTGCCTTTTTAGTTTTGGATAATATTTCCTCTGTTAGAGTAATAT